GATTATGAAGAAGGTACTTGGACTCCAAGCATTACTTTTGGTCAAAGTTCAACAGGCATTACCCATAATGTACAAAATGGAAAATATGTAAAAATAGGAAGTGCTGTATATGTTTCATGTCATTGTAGTTTAAGTAGCAAAGGAACTGCTGCTGGTATTGCTGATATAAATGGACTTCCATTTACTATAAATCAACAAGCATTTGGTGCTTTTCAACCCATAGGTGATAGACAAGGATTAAGTACAGCAGGTGTTCCAGTTAATTTATATTTGGCTGCTGGTAATGCATATGCTCGTTTTTATAAAAATGGTTTTACTGGCACTGGTAATAGCACTGTTACAAATGCTAATTTCACAAATACAACAGATATAGATGTCAATTTTGTGTATTACACGGATTCATAATAACTAATATACCTAGTGGATTCTAGGTACGGACATAGGAGAAAATAGAATGGCAATAACAAAAGAAATAATAGAAGATAAAATAGAAGTTGTAGGAGACTACAAAACTATACAAGTGAGAACAGCTACAGTCATCAAAGAAGATGGCGTAGAACTATCAAGATCTTTTCATAGACACGCATTAGATTGTGTAAGTTCTGTTCAAGATGAAGATGGTAACTGGACTCATGCAGATACAGATGTATCAGAAGAAAGTTTTAATGTTCAAGGCATAGCTGCTACTGTTTGGACTAATGAAATTAAAGAAGCTAAAAAAGCAGCTAATGAATTAGCAACACCATAACAGGAGAATAATATGAATTTTATATTAGAAACAATTACAACAGTAACTTATATTGTAACAACTGCATCAATCATAGCTGCTTGTACCCCTAACAAAATTGATGATGGTTGGATTAATAAACTATTTAGCTACATAGATATATTAGCTTTAAATTTTAAAATTAAAATAACCAAAAGAGAAGCATAGAAAATGAACTGGAATTGCAAAACAATAGAAGTATATAATCAAGAACACAATGGACATACTGGTGTTATATGGAATGTGCATTGGAAAGTAACAAAAGAAGATGGAGATTATTTAGCATCATCTTATGGTACACAAACCTTAAACACTGAAGAAATAAGCAATTTCATTCCTTTAGATTCTGTAACTTCTGCTGATGTAGAAGCATGGGTTATTAGTGCTATGGGTGAAGAGGTACTTGCTGAAATAGAAGCGAATTTAGATGCACAAATAGAAGAACAAAAAAATCCTGTATCTGATTTAATAACACTAGATTCTTAGTATATAATTTAATTTTAATAAACTTATAGGAGAGTTACATGAGTAAAGAAGAGAATAAGATGGAAAATCAAGAACCAGTAATAATTACATATAATGGCACAGAGTACAGAGCTTCTGATCTAAACGAAGAACAAATGGCTTTGGCTGGTAAATTAAATATTGTTGGTAAGAAACTAGCTAGACTTCAAGAAGCATACGATGATTATGTTATTACTAATGAATACAAGAACTTAGTAATTCAATCATTTGATAGAGCTATCAATCCTGAAGAGGTCGAGGTAGTAGAGGAAGAATAATGCCTAGAGTCACCGCACAAGATATCGGAGTTGAATTAGAAAAACACGAAATCCAATGCGGTGAAAGATGGACTCAAAACTGGAATAGACTAAAAAAGATAGAAGAACAAGTTAAAGATTTAGATGGTAAAACCGAAGCTAAACTTAACAAAATCGACTGGTCTATTAAAGGTGGTTTGGGTGCAGTGATATTAATACTATTAAGTGGCATTATCACCTTGATTATTAAACTATGATAGATAAACTTATCCAACCTGTTGGTGACATATTAGATAAATTTGTTGCCGATAAAGACTTAAAAATAAAACTATCTCATGAACTTGAGAAAGAGATAATTTCGTTAAACAAAGCACAATTAGAAGTAAATGCAGTTGAAGCAAAACACAATAACATATTCGTTTCAGGTTGGAGGCCTTTTATCGGTTGGTGCTGCGGTCTATCACTCGCTTATCATTTTATTTTAGAACCTATCATTCAATACATTCTTATAGTCAATGCAATTCAATTTGAAACGCCTGAGTTTGACTTTAGCCAATTATCTACAATCGTTATGGCAATGCTTGGCTTATCCTCGCTTAGAACCTACGAAAAAACAAAAAAATAATATGTACGACAACATAAAAGAAATGCTAATTAAGAATGAAGGGTTGATGTGTACTCCTTATCATTGTAGTGCTAATAAATTATCAATAGGTGTGGGCAGGAATCTCGAAGCAAATGGTATATCAGAAGATGAAGCTATGTATTTACTTGAGAATGATATTAAAAGAGTTGTAGATAATTTAGATAAAGTATGGAAAGTATGGAGAGGTTTTCCACCACTTGCTCAAGAAGTATGTATAGACTGTGCCTTCCAAATTGGTATCACTGGATGGATGAATTTTCGAAGAACAAGAGCTTTGATGGAAATGGGAGCATGGCTAGAAGCCTCAGAAGAAATTTTAAGGAGCAAGTACCACGAACAAACCCCTGCAAGATGTGCTAGAAATTCTAGAAAACTAGCCTTATGTCAAAATGCCAAGAAAGACATCAGACCAACATCAAGCTAATTCTAGACTTGGTGCATTAGGAGAATCACTGGTTCAAACATTTCTGCTTGAGTATGCAGACTTTTGTTTCCCCACCCAAGAAAAACATCCAGCAGACCTATGTATGGAGCTGAATAATTCAATGTATACAATTCAAGTAAAGAGCAGGCGAGCTACTAAAGAAAAGAAGTTTGTCTTTGCTGCTGAGAACTCAAGATCAATGTCTGATACTTATAAGAACTATAGTTGCGACATCTTAGCTTTTGTATTTTTCTTTGATGACCAAAAAAGAATTATGTTTAAGGCAAATACTTCTTCACAAAATTATTTCACCTTTGATAAAAAAATCATTACCGACAATATGGAACTAGACTCACTTCAAGAAACTCTTAATTCTCTTAATTCTGTTCCTGTTTTAAATTCAATAATTTAATCCTTGCATATTATATAAATATAATTTAATATATTTATATTAATTAAATGGAGGAGTTAATTATGATAGAAAAAATACAAGCATTAGTGTTGTTAAGTGCTATGGCATATCTTTGTTATGGTGCTGCATTAATTATCAAAGACAGGAATAACAAATGAGAGAAATAACATTAAACGAAGTTGGTAAAGTAAAACCTTTGATCTTAGCTAAAAGGCAAATAAGAGGTTACTACAGAGATGTCTTCACTGGAGAGAATAAAGTTCAAGTAGATGAAAGAGAATATATAGTCAGAGATTCCTTGACTGAGATAGCTTATCTAATGGGAGCTAATACATGAAGATTGAATCACTAAAGAACTTTGAGTCAGAACAAAAAGGACAAGCACTTATCTACAAAGATATACCTAATGAAGATTACCATGCTGGCGTAGGTATAAGCAGTAGTTATATTAGAAGATTTGGTCAATCGCAATTACACGCAGTTAATCATAAATCTGAATCTACTCCTGCACTAAAGTTTGGCACAGCAGCTCATTCTTTATTAGTAGAAGGTAAAGAGGCTTTTGATAAAGAAGTCAGAATTGTTACAGGCTCTCCTTACACCAAAGCCTTTAAAGAAGAGAAGGCTGAGTTTGAAGCATTGGGTTATATAGTCTTAAAAGAAGATGATGCAAATATGATCTTTGAGATGAAGGCAAATATGATTTACGAAGGTAATGCTTACTTAAATGCAAAAGGCAAATTAGCTGAAGCAAGTATCTACTGGTATGAAGATGATGTGCTATGCAAATGTAGACCTGATTTAATGTGTCCGCCACTAGATAAACCTAATTCAGATAATGAAATAGTAATAGTAGATTACAAGACTACAATATCTTGCGAACCTTATGCTTTTAATAAGTCAGTCAAAAAGTATGGCTACGACTTACAAGCATCATTCTATAGAAGAGGGTTACAGATGGCTGGATATGATGTGACAGACTTTGTTTTTATAGCACAAGAAAAAACACAACCTTATGCTTCTAAGGTGTTTAGAATTACTAAAGAGCAAATGGATTATGGTTGGACAATGATGGAGAATTATTTGGAAGAGTATAAGGAATATCAAAAAGGTAAACCTTTAAGTATTTACAATAGTCCTAATGTTGTGGATTTGGTGTTGTGAAAAATAGAAACCTAAATAACCATGATAACTGGGCAACGCCTAAAGAATTTTATGATGAATTAAATAAAGAATTTAATTTTGATTTTGATCCTTGTCCTTTGTTTGCAGACTTTGATGGATTAAAAATTGACTGGGGTAAAAGTAACTTTATCAATCCACCTTACAGCAGAAAGCTAAAAGATTCATTTGTAAAAAAAGCTATCAAAGAAGCAAAAAAAGGTAAATTATGTGTATTGTTGTTACCAGTAAGTACCAGCACTATTTTGTTTCACGACTACATCCAGCCCAATGCAGAAGAGATAAGGTTTGTAAGAGGTAGGATTAAATTTATAGGTATTAACACTTTTGGAGAAGAGGTAAGCAATAAAGCTGGTATGCACGATTCTATGATAGTGGTATTGAAAAAGGGCAAATAGATATATGAGAGTATTAAGTATTTGGAGAGTTTATCCTTTGCCCTTGAACCTAGTATACAGTTTTTGGAGAAGTAGGTAATAAAGTTCTAGCTTTATTATCAAATAAATATTAATATAAAAAAGGAGAGTCATAATGGACGAAAAAACAAAAAAAGCACTTTGGATATCGGAAGATTTACATAAAGAGATCAAGATATTTGCAATCAAAAATAACATGAATATTGAATCAGCTAGTCAGATGATACTGAAGCTAGGCATGTGTTCTTACAAAGCGGAGAAGAAGAATGGGTCAAAATAGTAAAGCGGTATCAAAGCGTAGAGAAGAGTTAGAAGCTGAGAGATTAGATAATTCAATCAAGATGTATTACTTTCAGAAAGGAGCTGGAGAGCACTATAGGGAAATACAATATGAAAGTGGAAGAGTGGTAAGGACTGATTTCAATGATTGAGTGGATTCTATATTTTATTGGTGCAGTGTTTGGCTTAGTGGCTATAGGTGCTGTTATCAGCGTTATAGCAGCAATATATATTTTTAATGAGTTAGATTAATGGTAAACAGCAGAAACAAAGGTGCAGCGTTTGAGAGGGTCATAGTCAATAAGATTAATAACATTCTTGAATCAAAAGGACTAGATACAAGAGTTAAAAGAAACTTAGATCAATATCAAACAAAAGGCATGGCTGATATTTACTGGGATAAGTTTGCCATTGAATGTAAAAGATATAAGGCTGGTGGTAAAAAGACCATGTATAAGAATGAGTGGTGGCAACAGGCAGTTGAGAGTGCTGGAGATAATTTAATACCTTTGCTAATTTTTAAATATGATAGAAGAGAACCTATGTGTGTGATACCTCTTTACTTGGTAACAAGTGTAGAGACTGCAAATTGGCAATGCACATACTTATGTCCACTATCAGAAATATGCGAAAGGTTAGATGAAATCTTACAAAAAGCGAATGGATTTAAATAGCTACTTGCTTCAGGAAGATTTTGAAGAGTTTTGTAGGGCAGCCTACGAAAGAATCCAAATTGCTTGCGATGTCTTTGGCATTGTAAATGATGAGGATTACTTCAGTTTCAAGGAGCGTAATTATACGAAACTTGAGACTGATTATTTAAACAGTATTGATAGAACAATACATTAACCATAGGAGAGTATTATGGATATATTAGGCGGAATGAGAAATTCCAGCGATAGTCAGCAAGTTTATCTTGCTTTTAAAACAGCCGATCAACAATTTTTTGTTAATGGGCAAACAGCAATCGATTTTAAATACTTGCAGTTAGACCCTGCAACATTTAAAAGTGGTTGGGGTAGGTATGCTGGTGAGTATCAGTATCAATGGGATGCTAAGTTTGGAGAAGCAAGCCCTAAACCTTCTGATGATTGGAAAAGAGCATTTAGTTGCTGTGTTATGCCACATGGACATGACCATGCACTTATTTGGAGTAGATTCACTTTTGCTGAATCAAGTGCCTTTAATAAGATACTAAGTAGCTTTTGGAATCAAATGGATGCAAATAGTGATTCCTTACCTGTAGTTGAGTATAAAGGCTCAAAAGAAATACAGGTTGGGATAGGAAGGTCATCAGAATTATCTTTTGAGTTTTCTAAGTTTGCACCTAGATTTGCTAACTTTGATATACCAGCATTTTATGACAAGGATGATGATGCTGTTGAGGACACATTTAAGAGTCCTAATGATGGTCTTGCTGATAAAGTTCAGGAGATGGTTGATAAGAATGAATTGACAGACGATGATATTCCATTCTGATGCAACAGATAGATTGGATAAGAATAGCACCTGACGTTGCCAAGCAACTACTAGGAGAACCCACTAAAACCTCATCTAACGAGCTTAGATGGGGTAATAAGGGGTCTATGGCTCTTAATCTATCAGAGGGGACTTTTTACGATCACGAAGAAGGAGTCGGCGGGGGAGTAATAGATTTAATTAAACATCTTAATGAAGATGTCAACACAGTTTTAAAACAGTTTGGTTATGACTTAGCACTACATTCAAATGACTCCTTATTAAGTGGTTTCAACCCCCCTAAAATTGAAGCCACAAGTAGTGCTAGGTCATTCACTAGAGAGCAAATGATTGATTTGTATAAACAGTCAATCGTTAGCCTTAAGTATACTGATAATTTTATGGTTCTCAGATTCCCTGAAGGTCATGCCATTAAACAGAAATATGCACCATTTACATTAGGTGCTAATGGTTTATGGGACTTAAAACGCCCTGACAGCCCTCTTATGCCAATTTATTATACAGACAAGTACCCAAAGAAGCCTATTGTGTTAAATGAAGGTGAGAAGGCTCTAAGAGGCTGTGAGGCAATAATTGGAGATAAGTTAGATTCTTGTACTTGGCATGGTGGAGTCAATAGTTGGAAGAAGGCAGATTGGAAACCTATATTAAAAAGAGAAGTATGGATATTTCCTGATAATGATAAAGCAGGCAAGGAATGTGCTGATCAATTAGCAGAACACCTAAGAAAAGAAGGTTGTAGAAATATTAGAATCATACAGCCACCTGAAGATTTTAATGAAAAGGATGATCTTTATGATGCTTATGAGAGGGGTTATTTTAAATCAGCAGATGAATTTATTAGCTTTGTTGATAAACAAAAAGTTAAGCTACCTAAGGGTGCTTTACGTTTTGATAGAGCCGATTATGTTCTATCGCAGGTAACGAACCCTGATTGGCTTATAACCGAGGTATTTGAACGTAATCGTTTAATAACAGTATTCGGTGCTCCCAAATCAGGCAAATCGTTTATTGCGATAGCCATGGCTTGTGCTGTAGCAAAAGGAACTCCTTTCTATGGTCATGAAGCAAAAAAAGCACCTGTAGTCTATCTTGCAGGGGAGGGAGTGAGTGGAATTAAGCGAAGGCTCGCTGTATTCCACCAAAGCAAATATGGTGGTAGCTTAGAGGGTGCACCTTTATTTTTATCTAATAGAGGTTCAAGGATTAATGAAGCAGAAGAGTATGAGAAGCTAGAAACTGAAATTAACTTGCTTAAAAAAGAAGTAGGGCAAATCGGTTTAATTATCTTCGATACGTTTCAAAGAAATTTCTCAGGCGATGAAAATTCTGCTCAAGAGGTTAATAAGTTTGTCAAAGCTGCTGATCAGTTGATTCATGACTTTGATTGTACTGTATTGCTTGTTCATCATACTGGTAGAGGAAATAAAGGAAGAGCTAGAGGTAGTTCTGTTCTTGATGCTTCTATTGATGGTGAGTTTATGGTTGAGAGAAAAGATAATACTGTTGATGGTGAGAAGCAAATGTTTGTCAAGATGAAACAAACCAAAAATAAAGATGGAATGGGAATGACTGACAAGAGCTTTATTTTCCATGAGGAGACTGTTATTGGTGAGGGTCTCAATGTGACTTCAGGATTATTAATTGAGACTGAT